AACGTTCCTTCACAGATCGAGCTGAACTATCCGAATTTGGAGATGGTCGTTGCGCCAGAATACGCCACGGTGTCCGGCGAATTGGTGCAACTGATCGTTAAGGATTTGGAAGGTCAAGCCACGGTTAATGTTGCGTTTACTGAGAAGCTGCGCGCACACCCTATCGTTGTGGATATGAGTAATTTCAAGCAAAAGAAAAGTCAAGGTACATGGGGCGCGATTATTTTCCGTCCTTTCTTGATTGCTCAAATGCTTGGTGTTTAAGTTTTAAATTGTATTGACCCTGGGAGATCGTGAACATGAGTAAGAAAGTATTGATAGGTTGCCGGTTGCCGCATGGCCTGGTATTGGAATGCCGAGGTGTGTCGGTGACATTGAAAGGCAAAAGTAGCCGCGTTGTCGCTGGCTTATATGTGCCGGAGCAAGACTTCGCAACGACTGAGGTTGATGCGGATTTTTGGGAAGCTTGGAGTAAGGAGCATTCCACTTTCCCGGCAGTCACATCGAACAGCATTTTTGTTGCGAAGGATTCTTCGAGTGCGGAGGCTGTCGCAAAGGAATTGCGTGCTGAGTCTACGGGGTTTGAACAGCTCGATCCTGCTAAAGAAACAGACGTTAAAAAGCTGGATAAAGAATGACAATCGTAGTCTTCGATCCTGCCACGTTCAAGACTCGCTATCCCGAGTTTGCCGGGGTTTCTGATGGAAGGTTACAAGCCTGTTTTGATGAAGCCGGGTTATATTTGGCTAATACTGATTCCAGTATCGTGCAAAATATCCCTAAACGAACGTTGCTGCTCAACATGCTTACCGCTCACATTGCGTTTGTTGGTGGTGCGTTGAGTGTTGACGGACAAACTAGGCCTGTTGGCCGAGTGTCGCAAGCGGGTGAAGGTAGTGTGAATGCTGCGTTCGAAGGTCCTCCGCCAGGTTCGGCGCAATGGTTCCAGCAAACTCAGTATGGCGCATCGTTTTGGCAGGCTACAAGCAATCTACGCGGTTTTAAATATATTTCCAACCCTACGACATACTGATGGTAAGCAAAACTGAAGAATACCTGATGAACCTTGCAAACCGAATGGGCAATGGTTCGGTGTCTATTGGGTTTATGGAAGGTGCAGAATATCCGGACGGAGAAAGTGTACCTCAAGTGGCATTTCAAAATGAGTTTGGCATACCGTCCAAAGGGCAACCGGCGCGCCCATTTTTCCGCAGAATGATTGCGGTTGAGTCTGGCGGCTGGGCTGGCAAAATGGGCAGACTTGCTGCGAGTAAACGGTCAGGTCATGATATTCTTGCGGTTATGGGTGAAGATGTTAAGGGCGGATTGCAGGAAAGCATCAATACATTGACCGAACCCGCATTGTCACCAGAAACGATTGCCCGGAAAGGATTCTCGAAACCGCTGATTGATACGGGTGTAATGCTACGATCAGTAACCTATACGGTCGAGGATTAACATGGACCTGCGCGGAATAGCCAATAACGTAGCGACCGCGGTAAACCAGAATATCTCGGTTACTGTGTTGCGCTCGACTGGTTACACTATCGGAACTGGGCGTAAGCAAATACCGTCATATGCCGCACCGGTATCTGGATTCGGGCAAATGCAAGCCCTTGACGCTAAGGATTTGCAGCAACTTGATGGGCTTAATATTCAAGGGAAAATTAAAGCAGTGTATCTTTACGGGGAACTTGCTGGCGTGATTCGCCCGGATGGCACTGGCGGCGATATTGTGCGAATCGACGATAAAGATTGGCTTGTCGTGAAGGTTTTGGAAGGCTGGTCAACTTGGACTAAAGTGGCATGTGTATTACAAACATAGGAGAACAAAATGCATTACAGAAACGGACGCGAAGCAAAAAACGGGGACAAGATTGTGAAACTGGCAGGCGGTAAAGTTGTCGCTTTTGGAGTTCTTCACAGCGCAACACCGGGTAACGATTACTGCAACGGAAATATTGCGGTCATTCAATCCACATCAGAAGGCGCTTGCATGGTTGATTGCATTCACATCGATGACTTGGAGGGTATGTTGGCTGAAAAGGGATTAGATAATCGCCCTAGCGGCAAATAATACGCATGTACACTACAAGCGTAACGGTCGACACCGTAATTGACGCTCTCGCGGATTTCTTGCAACCATTTGCTTATGGCGCAACTGTTGTAAGAGCACAAGTTAACCGCGTATCAATGCCGCCCTTGCCGTGTGTCGTTCTTACCGAATTATTTCACATTGATTTGCGGGTTCCTAGTCAGGATTACGATACGCTGAATACCGAAGCCTTATTGTCGGCCAGCAATCGCGTAGATATCCAGGTAGATTTCTACGGCGAAAGCGCCGGGGATTATTGCCGAAGTGTGGAAACTGCGTTTCGTACGATGTGGGGGTTCGATCGCTTCCCGGCAGGAATAAAACCGCTGTATACTTCTGACGGAATCCAGTCACCATTGGTAAGCGGGGAGCAACAATACGTGTCGCGATGGACTCTTACAGTATCAATGCAATATAACCCGATTGTCGCGGTTCCCCAAGAGTTTGCAGAAGAAGCCGCAGCAACCGCAATTGCAGCAGATGTACTTTATTAACCATGAGGTGAAACCATGACAATACCAGTCAGTTCGATAGTCTCAGTCAATCCCGGCGTGATCGGTGCTGGCGGTAGTCCGCTGGCGCTGAATGGGGTTATTCTTTCAAAGAGTTTGTTTATTCCTACTAGTACAGTGCAATCCTTCGCGGATGCTGATGCGGTAAGTGCCTACTTTGGCCCAGCATCAACCGAATATGCACTGTCACAGGTGTATTTCGCGGGGTACGATAATTCGACCATTAAGCCTGGAACATTGTTCTTCGCGCCATTTGTGGACGTTGCGCGTGCCGGTTGGCTGCAATCCGGATCACTTGCCGGAATGAGTTTGACCGATTTGCAAGCTTTGGGAAGCGGTACGGTGATAGTTACAGTTGACGGCGTATCCAAAACATCCAGTTCCATTGCATTGGGCGCCATTGCCAGCTTTAGTGCTGCCGCTACTGCGATTGCAGCGGCCTTCACAGGTTCACCTTTGACTTGCACATGGGATGCGGTGCGCAGCGTGTTTGTGCTGACAAGCGCAACTACCGGCGCCACCTCTACGATGAGTTTCGCGACCGGCACACTGTCGGCAGGACTCAAGCTTACAAGTTCTACTGGCGCGGTGGTGTCGGCTGGTTCTGCGGTTGACACGCCATCCAGTGCAATGGATAAAGTTAAGGCTACTACACAGAATTGGGTTACATTCGCGACGATGTGGGAGCCGCTACTAGCAGATAAACAGTTGTTTGCCGAATGGGCTAATGCTCAAGGTTCCCGATACATGTATGTTGCATGGGATACTGATATTCAGGCTACCACTTCAGGCTCAACTACAGCATTCGGTGCGGTAGCCAAGACTTTGGAATATGATGGCGTTAAGTGTGAATATAACACGGCAAAATTGGCGGTATTCACGTTGGGTATGGTTGGTTCCGTTGACTTCTCGCGCACAAACGGACGTACGGCAGGTGCATTCCGATCTCAATCTGGATTTACTCCGACAGTTACCGACAAAACTACCGCCGATATCTTGCTAGCTAATGGATACAGTTTTTACGGATCATATGCTGAAGCGAGCGATCAATTCAACTTCGCATACGATGGCAATTTACCGGGCAAGTGGAAATGGTTGGATACCTTTGTAGATCAAGTTTACTTGAACAGTCAGTTCCGGGCATCATTGATTGCATTGCTTACCAGCATTGGCTCGATTCCATACAACGAACAAGGGTACTCGCTAATCCGGGCGGCAATGATTGACTCGATATCCGCTGCGCTCAATTTCGGTACAATCCGGGCGGGCGTGACTTTATCAGAAAGCCAGAAAGCCCAGGTAAATGCGGCAGCCGGTCGCAGTGTAGGCCAGACAATCGAGCAGCAAGGATACTACTTGCAAATTCTCGATCCTGGTTCCACTGTTCGCGCGGCTCGCGGTACGCCAGTTATCAATTTCTGGTATACGGATGGCGGCTCGATCCAACAGATTAACATCGCATCAATCGACATACTGTAAGGATAAAACATCATGGCAACTACTACGATAACCAGTGCAAATAGTATCCTTACAATGATTGTTCCCGGTTTGTTCCCGGTTCCAGTGTCAATCCAGGGGTACTCGACTGACGATGCTTTCATGCTGGACGCTCTCGACTTAGCCGAGACAGTAATGGGTGTGGATGGCAGAATGTCTGCCGGATACGTGCCCAAAGAAGTTAAGCTGACAGTCACATTGCAAGCTGATAGTGCGAGCAAGGATTTCTTTGCGATTCTGACTCAGGCGGTAAAGACTGCCCGCGAGGTGTTTTACATGTCAGCCACGTTAAGCTTGCCGTCAACTGGGGAAGCATTCACATTCACGCGGGGAATCCTTACCAGCGTTGAGCAATTACCTTCTGCAAAGAAAATGCTACAACCGCAAAAATTTGTGATTACTTGGGAAAGTGTGAACCGAGCAATACTTTAATTTAACCGAGCAATGCTGGCCCTTTAACGTTCTGTATCTCCCAGGGCGGGGGCTGGCACCCATATGGAGATAATATGGCTAGAAATACGATAACTTATACTGTCACTGATACAAACCGCGATCAGGGTAAAATGTTCCTGATAACTGAGATGCCTTCCGCCCAAGTTGAAGCTTGGGGTGTGCGAGCAATATTGGCTTTAATTGATGGTAATGTTGAATTGCCAGAAGGTATTGAACATGAAGGTATAGCGGGCATCGCTAAAATCGGTATTAAAGCGCTTGCTGGGTTGCGCTGGGAAGTGGCAGAACCGCTCATGAAAGAAATGTTTGATTGCATCCAGATTATTCCCGATCCGAAGCGCCCTAATATCTTTCGACCATTGATTGATCAAGATATCGAAGAAGTAATGACGCGGGTCAAGCTGCGCGGCGAAGTTTGGGCACTGCACACGGGTTTTTCAGTGACCGCCGCCCTCTCGAAATCCCCGCAAGCGGCGGTCAAAAAGGAAAATATGCGGAATACCAAAACGTAAGTTCAATCATAGGAATTCTGGTATCACATAAATTTGCAACATTGCATGAATTGCAAACGGTTTATAGTCTGAAAGATGCGTATGACTTATTGGAGATATTGATAATAGATGCCCACAATAATCGACAGTCTGATCGTTAAGCTTGGTCTGGATAACTCGGAATTTGTTGCGAAAAGCAAGAAAACTGGGGAAACTACTGATAAGCTGGACAAAGATCTTAAGCAATCCTCCAAAAGTGGAAGCGAGAGTTTTAATACGCTATCCAAAAGTGCCGTTCAATTCTTGGCGATCATTGGCGGCACGGTGGCGATTAAACGTTTCATTGAGCAAACGGTTGACACGAATTCCCACTTATTCAGGCTATCTCAGAATCTCAAGGAAAACGTAGATACCATTTCTGCATGGTCAAATGCTACCGAACTAGCTGGCGGAAGTGCGTCAGGTTTGCAGGGGACAATGGACATGCTAAGCCGCGCTCAAACTGAATTGCAGTTGACCGGGCAATCTGCGTTAATCCCCTATTTATCGGCTCTTGGAATATCCCTTGCTGACGTGAACGGCAAAGCCAAACCCGTGTCCACAATTCTGCTTGAACTTGCCGATCGTTTTTCAGGTATGGACAGAACTACAGCAAACAACATGGGACGCATGTTTGGTATTGATCAAGGTACCATGAATTTGCTGTTACAAGGACGTGCTGCGGTCGAAGATGTTATTCGTAAGCAAAAAGAATTCAATGTAACGACCAAACAACAAGCAGAGGAAGCGCAAAGGTTGTACCAGGCATTCACTGCGTTACGGCAAGGTACTCATGCGTTTGGGCAGAGTTTGTTGTCGGAGGCTATGCCATATATTGAGAAAGTATTGAGTTTGCTGCAAGACTTTGGATCCTGGATTAAAGATAATCAGGAATTCGTGGTCAATTTCCTGACTGTGTTGAGTGTGGGCCTTGCCGGACTTGCCGCGGCAACTATTCCAATAAACGGAGTGATATTAGGTTTGACTGCTTTATCCGGTGCAATTGCTCTATTTTATCAGGACTATCAAACCTGGAAAAAAGGCGGAGAAACGTTTATTGATTGGGATAAATGGGAACCAGGTATCAAGATGGCTGGCAATGCTATTAATTGGCTTAAGGGGTTGCTCAATGATTTTATTTATCGTGCTATTGCTGGCGCTGACTTCTTGTCAGCTCTTTTCTCCCGTGACTGGAAACGGCTGGAATTCGCTAAAAAAGAATTTATGGAAGGTGCCCCTAAAATGGAAGAGCAGCAGCAAAAGCAAACTCAACCGGGCGGTAAATTGTCTCCCAATGCAAGCGGAGTTATGTCGTTTTTTCAGAGTCAAGGTTGGACTAAAGAACAGGCTGCCGGGATTGCTGCCAATATTAAGCAGGAATCCAATTTCAACCATCAAGCGGTAGGTGATAATGGCAAGGCTTACGGTCTGGCCCAATGGCATCCAGACCGGCAAGCTGAATTTGCTAAACAATATGGCAAATCCATCAAAGAATCTTCGTTTGAAGAGCAACTTGCGTTCATTCAGTTCGAATTGACACAAGGTAATGAGAAGAAAGCTGGTAATTTGCTGCGGGGTTCCAATAATGCATATGACGCTGCATCAATTGTGTCCAAGCATTACGAACGTCCGGCCAACCGAGAAGCTGAGGCCGACTCTCGCGGCAGGATGGCGGATTTAATGGCAGGGCAAGCGACCGCAAATAGTGCCAGCGTGGAGACTAATATCGGAGAAATTAAAATTTACACAGCGGCAAACGATGCCAAAGGTATTGCTGACGACATGGGTACTGCAATGGATTCGCTGTTTTCTTCACAGGCTAACTACGGGTTAAGATGATATGGCGGCTATTCCGTTTCCAAATGTGCCAGATTCACCAGGGGTTCCGCTCATTCCCCGTTCGCCCAATTTTCCACCGCTTGCGGGGATTGCATTGGGCGCCTTGGAAGGAATTATTTGGCGTAGTTTTCAGATCGATTCTCGATGGGGAATATTTGATAGCGAAGGTAATGCTGTCGGTAACCCGCAAAACTTGATATTAGAATCTATAGGACTCGGATCGACATTATCCACAAAGAGTGTTGAATTTACCAAAGAAACTAAAGTCAGCGACTTCCCCCTAGAAAAGGGCGGTTTTGCTAGTTATAACAAGGTCGAAATGCCAGCTACACCTACAGTAACACTGTGTGTGAGTGGTAGAGAATCTGCTCGGCAGGCATTCCTGAATGACATCGATGCCGCTTGCAAATCGGTCGATCTGTACAGCGTGGTTACTCCTGAAATCACTTACGCGAACTATGCTATTGAGAAATATAATTACCAGCGCAAAAGTGAGAAAGGATGCACTTTACTGCAAGTAGAAATCTCACTAAAAGAAGTGCGCGAGGTGTCAGCCAAGTTTGCCAAAGCGGAGCCTAAACAACCGGCAGCTGCGCCGCAAGTCGACAACGGCAAGGTGCAAGCCCAAAAGCCAAGCGTATCCACGCTCAAAAGCTTGACTGATAAAATAGGGTTTTGACATGTTGCAGATTCCATTACAAGCCGTACCGTCTCAGTTTACCAAAGTAGTTTTGGGCGGGCAGAATTTCCAGATTCTTTTGCAACAAAAAGAACAAGGGTTATTTGTTGATGTTAACGTTGACGGCGTGGATATCGTTACGAGTGTGATTGCGAGAGACAATGACGACATTCTATGCCGCAAATACAGTGGGGTTATCGGTTCGCTTAAGTTTTATGACTTGCAAGGCTCTACCGATCCGCATTATTCCGGTTTAAATTCTCGCTACGTTTTGATGTATGAATAAGAAACGGTTGAAATTCATTATCACATTGGGAACTGGAAAATTCGGCGCCAGCGATAACGATCAAATAACGCTCGAAGGATACCGGGCGACCGCTGACATAGACAAAGCTGGCGGGATGATGATGGGAACCTTGCGCGCCAGGATTTACGGTGTCACGCAAGATGACATGAACAGCATAACCACGCTAATGTGGAAGCCATTGGACACTATACTTAATTCGGTCGTCGTTTATGCGATTGACGGCGAAACTGAAACGATGGTGTTTGCCGGGGACATCGTGAATGCGTGGGGAGATTATCAAACCATGCCGGACGTGTATCTGAGGATGCAAGCGCGATCTGGGCAAGCGAGCCAATTAAAACCATTAGCCCCGCGCAGCTATAAAGGTTCGATAGACGTTGCGATGGTTATGAGCGGGATTGCCAAAGAATTAGGATATAGCTTTGAGAACAACGGAGTCAATGTTATTTTGACTGACGTTTATCTTGCGAATACCGGATTGGAACAGGCAAAAGACTTGGCTCATGCGGCAAACGTTGATTTGTATCTTGACGATAAAACTCTGGCGATTACTCCCGCAAATAGCCCGCGCGGGGAATTGATACCTGAGATATCCGCCGAATCCGGATTAATCGGATATCCTACTTTTGATGGGGTGGGAGTTAACTTTCAAACACTGTTTAACCCGGCTATAACCTTCGGTGGTAGGGTTAAACTTGTAACCGATGTTAAACAGGCAAAGGGTGAATGGATTGTGACATCAATTTCATACCGACTTGAAAGTGAAAAACCTGGAGGAGAATGGAAGGCAAATGTAAAAGGGAATGCAAATGGCTTCGCAATCACAAGGTAACGGCCTAGCTAAGCCCACGACGCAATGGGGCGAGTTCAATAACATCGCATTCCTGGTGCAACAAGCCTTGCTCAAAGTGCAAACAGCAACTCTTGTACGCATTGAATCCTGCACAAACAATGGAGGGCTTGAACCGGTTGGATTTGTCGATGTCACTCCATTGGTAAACCAGATTGACGGCAAAGGTAATGCGACTCCGCATGTCACAATTTACAATGTGCCATATTTGCGCATCCAGGGCGGTGCAAACGCGATTATTATCGATCCGCAAGCTGGCGATGTGGGAGTGTGCGTCTTTGCTTCACGGGATATCACGAAGGTCAAATCCACAAAGAAACAGGCGAACCCCGGCTCATGGCGACAGTATAGCTTCGCTGACGGCTTGTATTTGGGTGGCATGCTGAATGGTACCCCCGTGCAATACATCCAATTTGCCAATTTAGGCGTGACAATTACCGCGCCATTGGTTACTATTAACGGAGACGTCCAAGTAAACGGCGCAATAGTGGCTACCGGCGATGTAACCGGGCAAGGCACAAGCTTGCATACCCATAAACACGGCGATACAACGCCAGGAAACGGTCAAACAGGTGTCCCAGTTTAATACATTACTTTTGGATCGAACCGCGTGGGACTTGGTGCTGGATAGCAATGGTAATATTGCGCTTGCATCGCCACCTTATGCACTCGAGCAAGACGTTGCGAGCGCAGTTCGCTTGTTCCTGGGGGAACTTTGGTACGATACAACCAAAGGAATCCCATATTTTGAAGAAATACTAGGTCAATTGCCGCCGGTATCCTTATTTACTTCGTACATTGAAAAAGCGGCTTTGACGGTTCCCGGCGTAGTGTCCGCGCGCTGCGTTATTTCAAGTTTCCAAAATCGCGCGATATCCGGCGAAATTCAATTTATAGATGATTCCGGAACAGGGGGTTCGATTGTCTTCTAGCGTACCTCAGATTTCATTTACGCCCGCCGGTCTGGTTTTGCCGACGGAAACTGCCATACTTACCGGCGTTCAAGCTGACATTAATACCGCGTTCGGCGGCGGCGTCAATCCTGCTCTGGAAACTCCGCAAGGTCAGCTTGCATCAAGCGAAGCCGCCATTATCGCGGACAAGAATGCTGAAGTGGCACTCATTGTTAACCAGATTGATCCTCAATACTCAGATGGCCGGTTCCAAGATGCCATTGCTCGAATTTATTACCTGACACGCAAGCCTGCCACGTCAACATCAGTAACAGCTACACTCGGTGGCGTGGCAAGCACCGTCATTCCTGCTGGCACACTTGCACAGGATACCGGGGGTAACACCTATTCTTTGACTGCAAACGCCACGATTGGCATAGGGGGTACAGTAAATGCGGAATTCCAAAACATTACAACAGGCCCAATCCCATGCCCAGCGTCGTCGCTTATCAAGGTTTATCAGTCAATCTCGGGATGGGACACAATCACAAATGCCGCTGACGGAACTCTCGGGCAAGACGTGGAAACACGTGAGGATTTCGAGTTCCGGCGTAAAAATTCTGTAGCCATCAATTCCAAAGGTACCCCGGAAGCCATTTATGCGGCGGTTTTTGCCGTCGACAATGTGCTCGATGCCTATGTGATCGACAATCCAACCGGATCAACTGTAAATACTGGAGCCACCAGTTATCCGGTTATTGCTCATTCAGTATACATTGCCGTTGTGGGTGGGATTGATGCTGACATTGCGACGGCGATCTGGAATAAAAAGGATGTAGGCTGCGACTATAACGGCAATACTTCCGTGACGGTCACAGATACTAGCGGGTACAGTTATCCATATCCCACTTATACGGTAAAGTTTGAGCGGCCCACTCCGCTTGCCGTTAAATTTGCAGTTGAGATTGTTGACGATCCTTCGTTGCCATCGGATATCGTAACTCTTACAAAGACTGCAATAATTGCCCGGTTTAATGGTACTGACGGGACCACTCGGGAACGCATTGGAGCTACGATCTTTGCGAGCCGATATTACGGGGCCGTTCCCGGTAGCGCATCGCTGATAAGTATTTTGATAGGCACAAGTAGTCCGACGTTAACCCAAGTTCCTGTTGGTATTGATCAGAAACCAACTCTGAACGCTTCGGATATAACGGTGACACTGGTATGATTAACGTAGAACGAACGATAATAAGCCAATACGCGAACAGTGCTACTATTGTCACTCTCATTCAGAACATGGATGAATGCATTGATCCGCGTACCGACTTCGATACGTTTTATGATTACGTTTGGAATGTGGAAACGGCGCAAGGGTTCGGCCTCGATATTTGGGGCAGGATTGTAGGGGTTTCCAGGTTGCTCAATGTGCCGGGTAGCACTCCGAATCCGGGTGGATACCCGTTCACTCCGGGCACTTATGAATTGAGCGATTCGCAATATCGAACTGTGTTACTTGTTAAGGCGCTTGCCAATATTTCTGATAGCACAGCAAACAGCATGAACACTCTGTTTAGCAACCTTTTTGCGACTCGCGGGCGGTGTTATGCGCTGGATACTGGCAGCATGACCATGCGGCTTGTGTTTGAATTTTACCTCGAACCGTTTGAATATGTGATAATTAACACAATTGCACCTCGACCTGCGGGAGTGTTGCTTGATATTTTGCAAGTTGATCCTGAGCAGACGTTCGGTTTCCAAGAGGCGATACAGTTTCAACCATTTAATCAAGGCACGTTTTATCAACCATGAGCATAACTCGGCCCACTAATTTATTAATACCCTTTGCAGTGGCGGGCGCAAAAAACGCTATTTCTGTCACACCCGCGTCCCCTAATGCATCTTACGCGGACGGCTTTCCTCCGGTAACAATGATGCCTCTGAGTGCCGGAGGTGTGCCCCCTGAAGGGCAGGACTTCAATGGTATTTTTTACGATATAACAAGCCACACTCTTTGGGTTAATGCTGGCGGTCAGTATCAATTCGATTCGGCACTATCTACTGCAATTGGCGGATATCCGATCGGTATGGTGTTGCAGAATAACGCGGGAACGGCAAGCTATGTAAGCGCAGTAAACAATAACACGACTGATTTCAATAGCACGCCGAGCAGCATAGGCGTTTCATGGATTCCGTGGGCTGGCGGCGATGTATACTTGTCCAAATCATACATTTATTACGTGGCGCAAATATGATTTTACTTGGATCTTATGACTTAACGGCTGGCGGGTTGCAATTGGTAGGCGGCGCGGCATTGTCTGCCAGTACGCAGCTAAACGTCCGGTTTTGCAATAGAAACGCCGATAACGTGGCGGTTCAGCTTGCCATTGGTACAGGATCAGTTCCGGCAAACAAAGATTATCTGGATTACAACACTTCGGTATATCGCGCGCTTGAGGATACCGGGATCGTGTGTTCTGCTGGTGAGAAAATTTGGGTACAGAGTGATACTGCAAACACCAGCGTTCGAGTATTCGGGTTCCCTGTAGCGGGGGGATTTCTTGGCTCTGCCGATCTGGTGGCGGCAACCCCGTCGCTACTGTTCACAGCAAGTGTGGATGTGACTGTCAACATCCGACTTTGTAATCGCAATATCACAGATGCTAACGTGCGAGTTGCTTTGGGCACAGGCGGGTCTGCTGTTGCAAAGGATTGGATCAGTTACGATGTGCCGTTACGTGCAAATGGATTTGTAGAAGAATTAGGAATTGCTGTTGTTGCGGGTGAGAAGCTTTGGGTGCAATCAGATTTGAATAACGTCAGCGCAAGAGCGCAATTTATGTAAGAGGTAATTATGGGTCAGCAAAGTACACCTCCAGCCAATCAATTAACCGTGCTCGGGACACTTCCCACCAAGCTTGTGGGCGCAGGATACAAGGGCGACTATCGTAACGGGTTATATCGGATATTTCAGGCTTCAGGTACATTCATTGTGCCCGCAAACATTACGAAGTTGCGTGTCCGAGTACTAGGTGCGGGTGGCGGCGGTAAGAACAATGGTTCAGGTGGCGGAGGTGGTGGTTATGCTGATGGGATATTCACAGTAACTCCTGGCGCAAGTTATACTGTAACGATCGGTGCTGGCGGTACTGCTGGGGGTTCTCCCACTGCTGGGGGTACCACGTCGTTCGGTGCGTTACTCAGTGCAACCGGGGGTGCGGCTGGTGGCGCTGGTGCCGCTGGAGGTACGGGAACTGGCGGAGACTTCCAAGCGACCGGTGGCGCTGCTGGTAATATCGCCGGATCGGGTGGTGGGGGTGCTGGTACTCAACTTGGAGATGGTGGCGCGAGCGCGGCTGTTGCTGGTTCCGGTGGCGGTGCGCCCAGTGGTAGTGCATCGACTGGCGCGGCATCAACTGGCGGTGCGAGTGCTTTTGGTAACTCAAATTCACAGAATGGCGGGCGTGACATTATAGGTGGTGCCGCCACTAATACCGCCAGCTCGGGTGTAACTGGATTGCCTGGTGCGTCCAATCCAATATTAGCATCCATTCGGTTCCCGCTCGACGGATTTACTGGTGGCGGTGGCGCTTACGGATCTACAACAGGCGGTAATGGCGACATAGGCGGCGCGGGGGGAGGTTCTGGA